AAACAGAAGAGCCGGCTAAAATCTTGTTCTCAATGTATATTAAGAGCGAAATCGAAGCTTTACGTGATAGGCTTAATAACGCTCTTGAGCCCTCGGTGGATGATTTACGGCTTATGATCGTTTCAGATCCTTCATTCGTCAATGGGCATGTTAGAAAAAGATCTCTCAACAGAGGCGTCGCATTCCCGAATGGTGAAGGTGCCGAAATAGAATATTCTAATTCTATCGTAACAAATACTGATACATTATTTGAACAAGCCATTACTGATCTTTCGGCAGAGCAGTTGGATGAAATACCACTTTTTGCTACAAGACCGGACGGAACAATTGAATATGAAGTACCATTTGATGTTCCGTATACGACCATAGGGCCGGGAGGTCAAGAAGTTCTAAGATCAAATATTAGCTTTAACGAGGCATTTTCGGATATAGATGGAGCCGGTCTTGCACGAGACGAAGAATGGTATTCAGAATGGCCTTTTGTGCTAGAGAAATATATTAGAATAGAAGATATTGAAGACATTAAGGATATTCCTAAGACTGTTCGAGATAAAATTGTATCGAGACCAGATTCGCTAAGAGGGGTTGTTAGAATTTCTGATTGGATAGAATATCTTGCAAGTCTGCCGCAGAACATAAAAGAAAATAAGATATATGACTACTGGAAGCAGTGGTATTTTGGCTTGAGAATTTCACTAGCTCTTGACCCCGCAGATAAATCAATGGCCCAAAATTTAATTGATAGGGGAATTGATATTAACTCTGCTTCAAAGGTGGTTACACTAGACGACGGTTCAGAAAGACTTATTATCCCACTTGCAGCGGGAGAACTTGAAGTTATGAACCAGCTAATATCCGAATCAGTTTCACTGACTGATGTTGTTGGACAAGTAAAGGACTTTGAACTGGAAAGACAGTATGATACCCTCTGTCTTATTAATGAGCTTGTCAAAACAGTAGAGTTCAATACATTTTTTGAGTACCTGTTCCCGCTTAGAAGATATTTGTCTATTCTTACAATTTATGTTTCTAATGCGTTTTACCTTTCTATTGGTAATAGCGGAGCCCTACCGCTCCCAACAGAAGACGATTATGAAACAAAACAAGCTGGAGACCTCTGGAATGTCCCAGAAGGTGGCCCTACTAGCGGCTTCAGGCTTTGGGACAAAAACGATGGAAACTTTAGAAAGTCGCAGAGACTTTTGAAGGGACTATTTATGGATCTCTACAATACATTGAATGAGCAAAGCCAAGACAATAGGCGAAGAGCTAGAAATCGAGATAAGGATAAGTATGATTCTACTCTCAAATCGCTATTGGCGGATTTGGTTCCAAACGATATGCTTGCAGGTATGCCTTGGTGGCAGCGTAAGATGAGAGTAGATAAGCCGTTTGACTTGTTCGATGGGGAATGTCAAGATGAGGAGGACTATTTCTGATGACTAAAGGTTTTAACGTGAGAGAGCCACTGTCCACCAGTGCGATTGACGGCGCATTTTCAATGCTTGTGGATCCTAAAGAAGCCATTAAGCAAAACTTAAGATTTCTTATTTTAACTGCTCCGGGCGAGAGAATAAGAATACCTGATTTTGGTGTCGGTATTAGAAACTATTTGTTTGAAAACTACACACCTCAACTAGAAGCACAAATCATAAACAAAATACAAGAACAGGCCAGAATCTATATGCCCTATATTGCAATCACTGATATTATTTTCAATACTGAGAATATTGATAGTAGTCAGATCGGACTTGCGATTGAATATTCCATAGATGCTCAAGTTACAATTAGTGATTTTTTAATTCTAGAAATTACTATTTAGTCTAGTGGTTGTCGAGAAGTAAATGAAAAACTATAATAAAAAATTTGTATCCGTTGACTATACTGGTAAAGACTTCAATAGTTTGAAGCAAAATATCACCGCATATGCTAAAAGATATTATCCCGATACTTTTAGGGACTTTACAGAGGCCAGTTTTGGTTCTTTGCTCTTAGACACAGTTGCTTACACTGGTGACGTACTATCTTTTTACATGGATTATCAGTTTAATGAGTCGCTTTTAGCCACTTCTAGCGACTATGATAATGCACTTGCTTTGGCGGAGCAAATTGGATACAAATTCAAAGGCTCACCAACTGCGGCAGGGAAAGTAGATATTTATGTAGTTGTTCCGGCAGTAACTAGCGGCGAAGGCCCTAATAGAAATCTACTTCCTATTTTGAAAAGAAACACCACTCTAACATCCACGCAGGGTGCTTCTTTTATTACTACGAAAGATGTTCGGTTTGATGACCCAACATTAGAGGTCGTGGCCGCTCGCAGAGATGCAGCTACTGGCATTGTTACCTCTTTTGCAATCAAGGCCACAGCAGAAGTAATTTCTGGCGAATTTACAACCACTGAGATAGATGTTGGAGAATTCCAGAAGTTCAAAAAAGTTGTAATACAAGATCAAAATGTAACAGAAATTATATCTGTAATAGACACAGACGGTAATGAATATTTCGAAGTTGAAAATCTTTCTGAAGAAGTTGTATATAAAGAAATGATCAATACCGATCTTTCGACTAGAGAACAAACACCTTCCCTTTTAGTACCTACCCCGGTACCGAGAAGATTTGTTACTCAAAAGACCTTGCAGAATACTACACTTACATTTGGACATGGTTCTGAGAACACAGCAGATGATAATAGAATTCCAGACCCAACAAATGTAGCGATACAGCAATTTGCAAGATCTTATATAACAGATGTTACATTTGATCCTAAAAACTTATTGAGTAATAATGTGTTCGGTATAGCCCCAGAAAACACAACACTTACGATAAGATATAGAAGAAATACGGGTAATAGCTCAAACGCAGCGGTTGGGACAATAACAGGACTTTCAGATGTAATTCTGGACTTTAATTCTCCTGAACTAACCACTGAGCAAGAAAGATTAGATGTTGAAGGCTCTTTGGAATGCTTCAATGAAGAGCCAATCAGCGTTTCAAATGTTATACCAGATCTTGATGAGCTTAAGGAATTAGCCGCAAATGCTTTTGCCGCCCAAAAGAGGGCAGTCACAGCACAAGATTATGAAGCTTTATGCTATTTGTTGCCTTCGCAGTTTGGTAATATTTCACGAGCGCGAGCAATAAGAGACGCTGACGCAAATAATAGAAATATAAATCTTTATGTCCTTTCTGTCGATCAAAATGGAAACCTAGAAGCCCCAAATACACAGACAAAAAGTAATATTAAAAATTGGATTAATCGCTATAGAATGATCGGGGACTCTGTAGATATACAAAATGGCGTAATTGTCAATATTGGGATTGATTTCTGTATTAGTGTTTTGGAGCCGTATAACTCTTTTGAAGTGCTAGAGGCTTCTTTAACGGCAGTGCAGGATTTTTATTCAAGACCAACATTTATTGGAGAACCGATAAGTATACTTGATATTTACACTGTATTGAACGAAGTAGATGGTGTGGCTGATATTTCGGAAGTCAAGTTTACAAATAAGACAGGAACCGACTATAACGACAACTACATTAACTTAGCTAGATACACTACCACTGATGGTCGCAAGGTCATCCCACCAGAAAATGTTTCTTTTCAAGTAAAATTTACCACTGATATCAAAGGAAAGATTAAATAATGGGTATCAAAAGATATTATGCCAATAAAGACAACACTATTACAAATGCTTTTGAAGCTAATTTAACCACACGCGGTACAGGCTCTAACATGGGTGCTGCCGATATTCTAGAAGTCTTTTCTATCTTTGCACAGGCAAGCTCTTCTTCTGGCCTCACAACCGAGAAATCAAGAGTAATTACTGAATTTCAGGTCACTGAGATCTCATCTTCTCGTGCTGCTGGCGATATTCCCGCCTCCGGATCTGTAAGTTTTTACTATAAACTGTTCAATGCTAAACACGGCCAAACTCTTCCAAAGCAGTTCAACCTTGTAGTAGCACCTATATCTCGATCTTGGACTGAAGGTGTCGGCCTTGATATGGAAAACTATTCAGATGCAGGAGTTTCAAACTGGATTTTTGCAAGCCAAGGGACTGCTTGGACAAATCAGGGCGGTGATTATTACACAGGCTCATCCGATCCAACAGCTAGTCAGTTCTTTGATTTAGGGACAGAAGATCTTGAAGTTGATGTAACAGAAATAGTTGAGAGGCAATTAAAGTATCTTGACGTAGACATAGGCGCTTCTGTTCTGTATGTTTATTTTCAATCTGCAAGTCCAAATAGCTACGACCCTGTGGGGGCACCAAACAACCATACAATAAAGCTAACAAATACAAGTGGTGTTAGCCAGACGTTTACGTTTGATCGAAGCACAGACAACACTACAAATGGCACAATAGGCGTTCAAACTGCCGTAACAACAAACACATCAGATATAGCTTCGCAGTTTGTGGCTGCCGTCAATGATTCAACAGTTTCTTCACTAGGTATCACAGCTACACTTGTTACTTCTATTAGTTCTGATGGGAGACTTGTTAAGCTTGAGCAAGATATAGGTGGCACAGCAGGCGACACAAGCATTTTAATGGGTAATAGCGCCACTTCTGAAACCAGCGAAGCAAATACATTTATTGCGCTGTATAGATTTTTCAGAGAATCCGCAGTTATTCCAGCATTTGACAAAGATACTGGGTATCTGCAAGGTTCAACAACAGTGCAATTTTTCGATGGTGCAAATACACTTCCAAATTATGGTCTTGGTGTATTCTTGACCTCCTCTGAGGAAGATTCTACAAGCCGCTCATACTACACGAAGAAGTTCTTTGCCCGCTCCTCAGAGTTCTTTTTCAAGCGTCCTATCATTGAGGCACGCTTTGCTCCAACAGTATTTGATGACAGAGGGCAGTTCTACTACTCAAGCTCACTTGCTCCCGCTGCGGATAACCTAAACACGGTATTTCTTTATAACAGAATCCGTGGAAGGCTTGTGAACATTCCGACTATTGGCACAGGCGCAATTTACGTTTCTGTATTTTCCGGATCTGCTACAACCCCAACAGGTAGTGCATTGACACTGGTCGCAGACGGAACAAATGTTACAAGTACAAATCAAACCATTGTTACAGGATCACATGTTTCAACCGGTATTTATAAGGCCACATTTGCTATTACAGCAGCCGCAACTCCGTTGGAGTATCTGCACGATGTTTGGCACAATGGTGACTTGACCACGCAGTTCACAACAGGAACTATTGAGCCGCTTACGTTCGGTGCATCTTCTGATGAATTCACTGAGAGATACCTAAATAATATTACAAATCTCAAGCCTGTTTACGAGCCTGACGAAACAGCACAGTTTAGAGTTTATACTCGCCCAAGAAACTGGTCGCCTACTATTTATACTGTAGCAAACGCAAAACCAGAAACAACAATTATTCCAAGTTCAAGTTTTTCTATATTCCGTTTACAAGATAATTTAAAAATAATTCCATTTGGTACTGGCTCTGATCTTGAAACCTTGTTAAATTATGATCAAAGAGGTAATTATTTTGAACTAGACATCGGAATGTTGGAGCCCGATTACGGCTACGGCATTCAACTTTGCCACTATAACGAGTATACCGGCAAATGGGATGTTCAGTCAGAAGTGTTCAAATTTAGAGTAGAAAAACGTCAGACAGAGTAATTAGTATTAGAGGGTAAGTATGCCAAAAGCAAGAGATCTGTTCGGGCCGAAGAAGGTCATACAGGACACTAATCTTGAGGAAAACTTTAACGATATTGAGTCCGTAAGAAACCTTAAGGCTAAGGTGGAACTCAAGAAGCGACTTATTCCAAGGATTGATTTTTCTACTGCTTCAAACTTTGCTAAGTTTGGTTCTGCTGAGCTTTACTATCAAAGTGCGATGGAAAACATTGTCAATCAATATCCATACGATGGCTCTGAGGCAGAGCAAACAGAATTTCTAAACTCGTCATCTTATATAGACCTTTATATTTTTGAGAATCTTTACCCACGGCAAAATGGCTACGCAGTATTTTCTTCTGACGGATGGGGATCACAATCATCTATAGTAGATGGCTACGGCCTGCCAGCAAATCAAGAATATATTTCAATTGTTGGTACCATGAATACTGCTTCTGGCGGTATGATAGGTAAGCCCCTAGCCAAGACTTTCAGTGGCTCTAATAAGTATGATGAAAATATTTATGATACTCTAGGCTTATCTGATCTTGGAAGGCAGGGCACAAGAACCGATAACTTCTTGATGGACTATGAGCGCGGTGTAACAGTAGAATTCTGGATGAACAAGTCAGAGTTTATTACTGCTTCTACAGAAAAGGAAGTCATATTTGATCTTTGGAACGGAGAAGCCTCCGGAAGCAATTCTTATGGTCGCTTAACCCTGTTTGTAAGCGGCACAGCAGACGGATCAGATCCTTTTAGAATGAATTTAATTTCTGGATCTTCTGGGTTTCAGAATGTAGTTCTAAGCACTGGACAAACTACTGGTACCCTAGCTGATGGAAATTGGCATCATTATGCGGTTTCCATTAAGAACCCTTCAGACGGAGACGACAGGGTTAAAATTTATTTAGACGGTGTTCTAAAAAATACAATTACTTCTGGACTTAATCTAAATCATGTAACTGGTGGCCTAAAAGCTAGAATTGGGGCATTGATTACGGCACCATCCGGAACAAGCGCATCCGCAGGCGCTGGTAAGCTTTCCGCTTCACTTGACGAATTTAGATATTGGAAGACAGAAAGAACAACAGAAAATATTGCAAAGTATTATATAACTAATGTGTATGGTGGCACCAATAATGATATTGCCAACACAGAACTAGGTGCCTACTACAAGTTTAACGAAGGCAAGACATTAGTCAACTCTATCGACTCTATAGTGCTTGACTATTCGGGCCGTATATCAAACGGTAACTGGGTAGGTTATCCCGGCTCAAATGCACGAGAAACAGAATCTGCCATGGTTCTTGCAGGCGTTGCCCCTGTAGAATATAGAGACCCTGTAGTCCACCAACAAAATCCTGACTATATTTCAACACTAAATGGCCTAATTGAAAGTGGCTCTTTCTATGATTCGCAAAACTCATCTCTTCTATACAATACATTTCCAAATTTCGTAATTGACGGCGACGGCGATGAAAATTTGAAGAAAACAATTCAAATTGTGGCCAATACATTTGATGAGATGTATCTGCAAATACAAGAGATAAACAAAGTAAAAGAAAATAACTACGGCCAGCCCCCCACAGTTGATACAGCAGTTAACTATAAAGCATATCCTGTTATGGATAGGGTGCTACAATCTATCGGCCTTGATACTGATGAGCTTTTTGTAAATGAAAGTTTACTTGAATTTGTTCGTAATCGTGGCGACACAAAGATTTATGAGCAAGATCTTACCGATGTAAAGAATCAAATTTACACTAATATTTATAATAACGCCGTAACCATACTTAAGTCAAAGGGCACAGAGAAATCAGTAAGAAACTTCTTAAGAACTATTGGAGTTTCTAACCAGATAGTAGATCTCAAGGGATATTCATCAAATAGAAGTTACACAATAGAAGATCGTTTTGAGAACAATTTGGAGCCAAAGAAGTATATTTCTTTTGATAGTTCGTCGCTAACTAGCGCAACTATATTTCAAACCGCCTCTTCAAATGCCAACGCTAGAGGAGAATTTTACATCACAGGAGCACAGGACGCTTCTAGTTCATTCTCGGCTGAGGTAAATGTATTCTTCCCAAGGTCTCGCGAGCCTGACGAACCCGGCTATTACAGTAGATCCTTCTTGTCATCATCTATATTTGGCTTCCATCTTCTTGACAATACCGGTTCATATGATTTTAGCTCCACAGACAATAGCTTCCAACTTATGGCTATTAGACCATTTGAGGCATCAAAAGACGCTTACTTTGCGATCAAGAACGCTGCTGGCGGCATTATATACTGTAGTTCAAGCCTTTTTAAAGAGGTCTATACAGGAAATGAATGGACATTTGCTGTCTCTGTTTATAATGACCAGCAAGACTATGGATCTGGCGTCTCTGGGTCGGTACCGAGTTACTTTATATCTCTAACAGGCTACAACACTGAAGGCGATATAGTAAACGATAGCTTTAGTGTTTCTGGGTCGCTCCTCACTAGCCGCGCACAACTTATGCTCACAACGCCTAAGACTTACTTTGCAGGCGCAGACAGAACAAACTTCTCCGGAACGGTGCTTACAAAGACAGATGTCGAAATCGGACACATCAGACATTACGATAATGTTGTCCTTTCACAGGAGGCCATAGAGGCCCACGCTAAGGACCGTAATATTTTCGGCACATCAAGAGCCACAAAGAACTTCTCCCTATTTAGTGCGGGCACTGCAACCGGCTCATATATCCCCGAAGTAAGCACTATCCTGTTCAACGTGGACTTCCAGACAGTAACAGGCTCAGATTCTTCTGGCGAATTCTTGGCAGTTGACTTCGCATCAGGCTCCACATCGGCAGATGAAGATATTCGTAACGATTATGCTTCTCCTTATGGGGCGGAATTTGCAACACAGTATGAATTCAAGGGTTTTGGTTTCCCAGAAAGTAGTACAGCCTTTGTGGACAACAAGAATATTATTGGTTCGGACATTCAATTCCCAGAGCAGGTAAATTCTTCTGATCTTGTAAAGGTTCTTACTTCTGATGACGAAGTTTTCAAGAGAGACTTTAGCCCTGAGACTCTTTACTACTCCCTAGAGAAGTCCTTTGCTGGTGCGTTCTCTCGCGAAATGATTGACTTCATTGGTAATGTAACTGAGTTCAATAACATTATTGGCGAAGCAGGCGCTCTGTACCGAGAAGAATACAACAATTTAGATAACCTGCGGACTCTGTTCTTCCAAAGAGTTCAGAGCGTAAAAGACTTCAATCAGTTTTATGATTACTACAAATGGTTCGATGATAGTGTATATAACTTTATCTTGCAGCTAGTTCCAGAAACTGCTAACCTACGTTTTGGAATGCAAGATATTATTGAAAACCACATTCTTGAAAGAGATAAGGTTCTAACTCCTTATCCCCAATTTCAGCAAGTAGTTGAGGACACAAATACATTTGGGGCTACACTACAGGGCATCAATGATCTTGATTACAACTGGAAGTTTGGCCATGCTCCTGTTTCAGACGCAACAGGCCAGAGCAATAACGCCGTTTGGTGGAAGCAGAGAGCAGAAAGAACCGGCTCTGTAGGCAGTGGCGATCAAGATGTCAACGAAGGCATCGCAGCGGTTAAACTTATCCAGCAGAATAGAAATCTGCGAGAATATAGAAAGAACTTCACAGCAGCCGGCACTTCCTATTTCAAGCAAGACTCACAGAACAATCAGATAATTGAAAATGTCTCGTTCGGTATTGAGCAAGACAGGACAATCTTCGGCGGTCTGAGTAGCACAGTAAGAAAAGACATCAATCTCCTCCGCAGCATTGTAAGCAAGTTTGCTGATGCAGATTCTGACGTCCGGATTCGTTCTGACTTTGCAGAGACTCTTACTATCAAAGACGACGAAGAATTAGACGATAAGAGAAAACGCCTATTTGATATTGAATCTTTTGAAGGCGATCTCGGTCCAGAAGTCTCAAACTTTGTCAAAGACAATGTTGAAATCGTATTCCCCGGAAACATTCTCAGTGCCTCATACAAGAGTCCATCCTTAGCAGGATACAACGATGCGCTGACCGTAAACAACTTGATTAACATTGGTAACATTCATTTAGACTACGGCTTGACTAATGAAATTCCAATGCAGGGTGTATTTACCGAAACACATGTTGGTGGTTTACAATATCGCCACAACGATCTCAATACAAGTTCGGCAACAACCGAACGTCCCGAAGGCTACAAGATCGGCTTCAACGGATCTTTACAAAGAATATTCCTTGGCCCCCCTCAGACTGATAACGATGCTATGACTTCAGTAGATGCTAATCTACCATATGCTCCTTGGACACGAGACGAAGGTGCTAAGCGCCCTCTAAACATTCGTAATATTAAATACAGTTCAGGCTCACAGACCTACGGTAACTATATTGAAGAATATGAACTTATGCAGCTTAATGGTCGGAGTGTAAACAATCCTGATTTTGTCAAGGCAGAAGGCTTTGGAACAGGCAGCATTACTTCTTCGTTTATCGCAGATGTCGCGGACTATACAAAGCCAACGAGACCTGCAAGAAAACATATTATTGTTAACCGTTTCTCGGCACCCGGCGATCCCCTAACCGCTGGCGACAACCAAGGTGGCGTAGGTCTTGACTACGAGGCGGCTGAGCTAAGCCCGTACAGCCACATGAACTATAGAAACTTGGTTACCAGATTGCCATTAAATAATATCTTCTTAGTTGACCACGCTGTATCTGGTGGCTTCAGCAGCGATCAAAGTAATATTGGCTCCTCTCTCTATAATCCATCAAACGTGACATCATCCAACTACCTTGGAACTTCATCAGTATTTAGTGTGGGCGTTCCAAGTTTCCACAAGACACAGAGAGCAGGTCGTTTGGTCCGCTACTCTGGTTCTGCTGATGACTTCGCTACAGGCTCTGGCGCTTCGGATACAACTAAGACACTATATGATAACTACTATGTTGTTACTTCGCTCCCCGGTACTGAGCTTCGATACGCATGGATCACTTCGTCTTATGAATCAAGCTACATTCTAGGTTATCAGACTCCAACTGGTGAGGTGTCCACCTCCGCTGGCTTGGTAAGTGAAATAGTATTTACATCTGGGTCTGACCGCAACTCCTCACTTTCGTTTGTTGGAGCTAACCTGTATGTTGTATCTGATGACCTGAAGACGGCAGTTCCAACAGTAGATGAAAATACACTAACAGTTACATTCCCATCCACCTCAAGCGTGTTGGTGAATGATTTTATTCTTAATACTAATGGCCCTTATGGCTATGCCTCATTCAAACAGGTAAGGGTAGGCGAGAGCAGAGTAAGTCGTTATTTGAAAAATAATAACTTGTTTGCTTACCCAAGTACGACCGCAAGAACTGTATTTGATCCCCCAGTATTCAGAACGATTATTGAAGAAGCAACCACAGTAACCACTCAATCGGTTGTTTCATGTCGATATGATCCGGTAGAAGTAAGAGCAAGTATTGGAAACAAAGAATACATCTTAAATGTAGAAAACGGCAATCAAAAGCTATATTTTTCACAAGATATTATCAATAAGGGATATGACCTCATTGAAGGAGAAAACGATTCCGCTTTTGATAATATGCTTGGAACATTTGCTGAAGACAACACATTTACACTCAATAACATCAAATATAGAGAAACACTATGGCCTTCGGAAGAAAACTCATATCTTGAAAAAGTTCGTGAGAGAGTTGGTTTCGTCAGCAACTTCTGGAGAGACGACGCTCAGGATCGAAGCGACGATGGCCCAAAGAGGAAACCATTTGGTGCTCGTGACGATAACGCCTTTTACTTGAGATCAGTGTGGGATCTTGACGTGTTTAGACGTTTTGAGCTTGCTAATTTTAGATCCCGCGATGATCGTACTTCGGGTGTTAGCACACCCGGAGCAAATACTTTTGCTAACCCTAACAATACTCGAAATTCGGGCATCCTGCAAAACTTTACAACATACAATAAGTATAATCCGGTACCTTCGACCGGCGTACCACAGACGGGTTCCGCGCTAACTCTAAATGTTCAGCCCACTTATGCAAGAAATCACTTTATGCAAGAAGTACGTTCTGTTGTTTCTCCACATGGAATGGATTTGGTTCTCGATGGCGGAATAAAAATCAGTTCATTCGAGCCAAGTTTAGGTGGAGCAACAAATACAATTTATTCACTTATTGGTTCTGGTTTTGCGAAATGGGAAGCAGGTACGCAAGCAGGTATATTCACTTCTTCAAATAACGTAACTTCATTCATCACTAAGCCGGCTAAACCTTTTGATGATACATATGATGTCTACAACTTAGATGTCAAAACAAAGCGTAAAGATCTATCAATCATCCCAGAATACATTTCATCTGATTTTGTGGGCTTAGATCTAGAGAATATAAATGTTTTTGACCCTGATTCATTCAATGAAAACTTTAAGATTAAGCAAGGAAATCCTTCTTCTGAGGTGAATAGACCATTGCTCCGCAGCCTTCCGCAGAATTCTTCGCAGCAAGACTTTTTCAAAATCTATTCTCACAGTGACTTAATGAAACACTTTGAAGAAGTAAGAGATGGAGCAGAAGATAATGGCCTAGAGCCGGGTTCGTTGACACTCAAGTTTAGAGGTATTAAAAAGTTCTTGCCTTACAATGGCTTCTTTCCTTCTGAAAGATCTGTTCAAGTGGCAGAACAGTTCTTTAATACCTATGGCGATAATTCATTCACCGTACCCGCAGACTTTGCAACAGAGGAAGTCAGCGATACGAATCAGCTTCGACCAATAATGCAAACCTTGTTTGCACCGGGGCTTCTCTACAATTCAATTAAGTCTGGTATGGCAGTTGATTATCCTGTTTTCAATGACAGTTACAGCAGAGGTCAACGGCCATTGTCTAGCGGAGTAAACACGTCCACCAAATCCTCAGAGGGCGTTTTCCTCAATCGAGTAGCCTCATATTCAAGCAGTTTTGATGAGAGAATACCCTTTGAGGCACTATATAATCCTTCTTTGCTAAATGGCAAAGTTATTGTAGATAACGATGACACACAGTTTACTAGAATCAACAGTGCAGCGGCTAAGCTAAGAAACGAAATTTCTATTACTGGGCAAAATAATCTATATATCTACATGATAAATAACTATCTGGCAGAGTCGGTCGGGTTTTTCTTGGAAGGCGATAGAACAACTAGAATTCTTTCCGGCAGACAAGCGGATTTCAAAGAAGTAACTCCGGGTAAAGCGTATGGCATGAGAATCAAAATGTATAGATCTCTCAATAAGCCGAAGTTTAACTCTGGTAGCTATGGCAACTACCCCGTGCCTCAAATTATCGAAGAAGCAGGAACAGCACCAGTTGCTTATATTTACTTGAACAAGGGGCTTGTTGCCGGCTCAGATCCATCATTTGTAGGCAGTGCTAACTGTTTTGCCAATGGATCTGATGCAAATTGGAACTCTTCTTTCGCCGCTTCTTTTACACTCTCAGGCGCAACAGCAGGGTCTTGGACAGTAACTGGTCTCTCAGAAGACAATGTTAGCTCAGCGCAAGATATTGTATATAATGCGGCAGGAAACAACTTCAAGTTCAACACAGATACAACAGGATTTCCACTGGGTCAGCCGGCAGACATTAACTATCAGTCCGTCGCAGCTAACCTTGTCTCTGTAATAAGCTTACACCCAGATTACAGCGTGCGCCAGTTTAATACAAATATTGACTACACAGATATTCCCGGCATTGAAGGTGCCGGCTGTGCAAGTAGTGGACTTTACGAAGAGTTTGTTGTGATAGAAGTGACCTCTAGAATATTTGAAAGTAATATTAGTATAGCAGTATCTAATAGTGCAACACCGGCAAATACCGATAATGGTTTAGATAACTTCTTCTTCGTTAGTGACACATTGCTTGGCTCCATCACAGAAGATATTACTACACAAACAGATGACTCTAAGGCAAGGATTGGTACAGGGTCATTCACAGATGCAGAAGAGCAAAGAAGCTTCTCAAGACCAACACTAACAATGTATTCGAGACCATCTGCTTTTGGCCCGCCAACAATTGGCGTCGGAGACTCTGGCGAAGCAACAACTGTATTTTCTGGGGCATTTGATTCGCTAAATGGCTATAACTTACCATTTACTCCTCCATATTATGATGGAGAAGCGTGGATAGATGTTATCTATGTGCCAACAAACACCAGTGTTAGCGGTGCAGCAGGCAACTCTTCTAGAACGCCATACAGGCCCATTCTCAAGGACGATGCTGCCAATGCACAGCAAAATCAGTTCTTATTTACTTTCCCAAATTCTAACGCATCCTCGGCTTTTGAAGATAGGCAAGATGGCTTATTTGTGAACTATTGGAGATTTGACAAGGAGGCTGGAACCAATCCGGGTACCGACTTGCCCGCTCGTGACGGTAATCTAAATTCAAACGCCATGCAACTTTCAGCCAGCATTAATGCTTTTGAAGTTGTTGGAGAGGGCGATCAAGCCCAGTGGTCTATTGAACTCAAGTTTGAGACTCCAATGCTAAACTTTAATCACCTTGCAGACTATAGCTCAGTGACTCAGCCTAACGGTGAACTTTCGGCTTCTGTTCCACGGGGCATGTGGCATCAGTTTGGTAGAATACCAAAAGAGAATGAAGGGGTTTATCTCAAGGTTGAGACAATTCCTGCTGAATGGTATGAAAATCATCCTAACGGAGTCATCGGTACAGGCCGTGATTCAAATGGCATTGGAGCTACCGGCGCTGGTAACGCCTATACAATTAGAGCATTTGGCGATAGCACTGAACAAATTTCTCCGAAAGACTTCATACCACTCTCAAAAGTCTGTGGCTTCTCAGAGGATCCGGTCAAGCTAGGAAAACTAAAGAAGGAAATGACTGTCCGCGAAGCTATCGTAGCAATTCCATTTAGAAATATTGAAGGCGTAAAGCAGTTGTTCCCTCTTGCTTCCGAAGAGACAGGGGCAGGTAACATAGCAGAAGTTGCTACATTAATCGACACTATAGACGATAGCACGCCATCGGCTGGCCTGAACAGCATCGGCCTTCAGATTCAAAAAATGAAGCGTTATCATTTCCCGCCATATCTCGACTTTATCAACTATTCAGACGAAGTTCAGCCTTATAGTGCTTATATCTTTGAGTTTGAACACACATTTGATGAAAACGACTTAAGTTATATTTGGCAGAACCTTACTCCTCCATCTGGTCAAGTAATTGAAGAAGTTGAGCAAACGATTACTCATAACTTACGAGGCCCGGAATTGCTTAGTAGACCACTAAACCGTGACTCCATTGAGCTACCAGAAGATATTCAATGGATGGTTTTCAAGGTCAAACAAAAAGCAAAGACAAATTATGAGAGAGACATTCTCGGTAAAGAGATACCGACTAATAAAGAGCAAAAATACTTTGGTTATAACTGGCCTTACGACCACTTCAGCTTAGTTGAAATGGGCAAGCTTGATATAGGAGTAGACATGCTTCCGGCTGAAACTATTCAAGTGGGCGTTGCTGGTGTACGTGATGCAGACGCCGCCGCAGCCGATCTTGTCGGAATTCTTGAGGGTTTAGGTATATCTAGTCCCGATAATGGAGAAAATGAATAATGACTTTCTTCAACCAAAAAGAAAATATTCTTGAACTAAAACTTACAAACTATGGCGAAGACCTTTTGTCCGAAGGAAAGTTCAGGCCCATCTATTACTCTTTCTCCGACGAGGGTGTAAACTACAGCTTTATCACTACGGCAAGCGAAGGGCAAAATGATATTGATGGCAGAATCAAATTGGAGACACCATATCTGAGAGTTCAAAAAAATAGATTTTCTAATTTGCTGGATGAAAAAACAAAAAATATAAACATTATTGGCATAGACTTTGAGACAGAAATAGCAAAAAGGGAGTCGCTAGGGAAATGTGATACAGTTGCAAGCTCAAGCTCAAGACTGAAACTGTTTCTGCTAGACAATGAAATAGAGTCGTTTAATAATTTCTATACTGCCTCTGCTTCGGGAGCACAACGAGACAGCTTACCAATACCACAAATTGATGTAAATCTAGAATTTCAAACAACGATTGACAGCGCAGTCAACCCAACATTTACTTTTACAGATGAGCCGGAACTTACAATTGCCTATGATTCAATACAATTCCCTGACGGTGGTTATCCTTATGTGAGTACCGAGCAGCTTACAATGTTACTGGAAGAAATTGGCGTGGCTACTAATTTTGCAGATTTTGAAATTGAAGTTTTTGAGATCTTGGAAGAAGAAAACTATCTTGGCGATAAGCAATTAAGAAAGCTAACTTTCAAAAAACAAATCGAAGATCTTTATGTTGACGATAGCAATTTGTATCGTTCCAAGATCGACCGCGACAATGACGAGGCTTTGCTAACAAAGTATCCAGTTACTACAGATAATGTTGAATACTACTTCAATGTATACACAGATGATTATAACGAAATACCTAAAAACTTTATATGTAGTCTTGTTGGCCAGTTGCAAACTAAAGATTTCGCCTTGCCAGCATCATTGCAAACACTATGTCCAGACTCAGACGTTCAAAGACTCTCTGTCGAGAATATTTATGGGGACGGTAATCCTCCACCAGAATGCAAAGATTAGCATAGGAAACTATTTATTATACGATGGCTGAACTAAATTTTACATCACTAAAAGACACAATTATTCCTCCTAGCTATATTGAGGAGGTTTCTTTAGGTTATCCAAGCATTGATGAACTTAAGCTGGATAATTTGCCCGGAACTTTATTTGTCAATGAGTACGGAGTACAAGAAACTTCGATTTTACAACAAGAAGAAGAATTAGTGGGACAAGAGCCTGATAAAGTGGTCAATGTTTCTACTAAAGTATTTTTGATGTTGAACGAGAAAACATATAATAATTTGGCTGAAGACGTGAATTTGAATGTTTATGTTATAGTCGCTAACACAAATAGGCAAATTAATTTGCTTAGAAATGGTGATTTTACATTCAAAGAATTACAATCTCTGCTGTCGAATAGAAAATACGAATATAAAGTATTGAATCTCAAGCAGATGCTAGAAAATGTAGAGCAGATTACAAATAATAATATTACTTACTATAAGCCAACAAAAGAAGTAAACATTCAAGTAAAGCAAGTGCGTCCTAATAACATGGCTGTTTTCACGTTTGCCGCTGTTCAGACTGTAAATAATAACTCTCGGGTATCTCTGGCGTCGGAGAATACATTATACGGGAAAATAAACGGCCAGCTAATACTTAGAGATGATGTAGTTGTTAACGAAAACTACTACTTCTTAGACTCTGAAGATCTGATTTGGGCGGGCGGAACCCATCAACAGGAAGAAGTAGAAAGCGGCAATAGGGTGTATATGGAAGGATTAAAACACACCACTCAGGAACATGGAATTTTACACCCGCAACTTTCACAGGTTGTGAAAGTCTATGATAAAAGAGTTGTTGATATAGATAATCTTTTTGCCTCTCTAGAGCCAAACTTCAATTTTATTGAAGAAACAAGGCTTTTACAGGATAATAAAACAGCAGAGAAGCTTGCCTTTATTCCTAAAAGCACTGGAGTTAGTCCCGTTATATCTTCTATAGTCAAAAGAGAGCAAAGAAATTTGCTGGGTAAAACGCCAAAGAACACAAGCAACTTATTGTTCATAGACCCGGAAACCTTGCTGCGTAAAAATTCTCTATTTTCAGCTTTTTATGATCGCTTAGATAACAACGAACAAACATATGTCCACCGTACAACTTACCTAGAAAGCATAGAAGTTGATAGAGTATCGGTGCTAAATAATGAAAATGTTTCTAATACTGTAATAAGTACAACATTCAAGGCCGGCTCACAAACTTCAAAGGTATATAATCAAAATATTCCGGGCAGCAAGCTTACATCCGACGATAAAGTTACCTCTCACATATACTTTGAAGAAGCGGGACAGAATACTTTTGGCAACCCTCTCACGCAATATAAAGTTTTGTGTTTTGTGGACGAAGTACCGCAAGTATTGAGAAAGTCAGAATTTTATTACACATTTAGAATGCAATTTGTAGACGGCATCAGAGAATTTATATCCAGTAAAATTACGAATTTGCAAAACAGTTTTTATAGATTTAAGGCCATATATTCTACCCTAAGCAAGCCTACACTTAGAAACAGTAACGGTATGTTCACAAAAGAAGCAAAGACGAAAAAATTGGACATAAGTAATTTTATAGACGAGCTTGCTTCAATGGTAGCAGGACTACAGTTCTTTTACAATTTATCTGATTTGGTAGTTCCAGATCAGTTGTTGAGATCGCTATATTTTTCTGCGAACATAGAAACAGGAAATTTTTACGAATTAGAGAAAATATACAATGCATATGAAGGGCTTGTAAATAAACTTATAAAAGATTATAGCTTCCTAAATGAACTAGCCGAATCACGTTCCATAGAGCCGATTAGCGGAGGAAAAGAAAAGTCTAAGATAGAAATTCAAATTAATTCTGATGTTCTGAACTTGAATTTTGAAAACGCAGTAGGCTTAAAGTTCGTAGACTCTTATGATCCAAACTATTCTGTCGAAGGTAGTGACTTCAAGACCCCAGTATTTTTACCAGCAGTTTCTAGAAGAAAGTTTTCTTCCACTGATAGGCTAGACGCATCTCTGTCAAGCCCACAAGCGGATGAGACATTTTTGACTTATCACAAGCCATATACCGTATTCCTAGACAAAGACTATCGAGTCAGGAAACAAGATATGGAGACCATTGAAGATAATCAAGATTACACAAAGTTTTTATCTATATTGCTAGATGACTCAGTGCGAAAAACAAAACAACAAAAGTACACCTCCAGATTAGGATATTCCACAACAAAGAAGCAGGAAAGCAAAAAAGTTCTTCTTGGACAAAAGGACACACAATATCACAGATATGTTGGAATACTCGAAAGCTTGGCTGATTCCGGCATATCAGTTGATCAAGATTTGGAAGCTATTAGCTCCAGAGCTTATAACAGTGTAGGCAACCGAGCAGAGGTACAAAACTTAGAGCAAAAAAGCAAGTTGATGAATCTGGACACTATATCCACTAAACTAGATCTTTCGCTTTCCAAAATAATCCAAAATTCTGTTGTAAACCGAGAAGCAGTGCTAAGTGTAACTGAATCTCCGGGCAAAAATCCTTTGGCTTTCGCAGTGCTTAGGGAGAGACTTGCCAATAAAGATATACCATTTCAATATGGTAGCTTCTCTTCCCCGGTCAGTGATACAGTATTGTTTGATGAGAACGAAAATCTAAAATTGCTTGATAACAACAACTTAGCGTATTATTATTATAATTATTCCACTTTAGGTGAGGCTAAAGTTTTGGTAAGGCTAGAGGACGAATCTTTACAGCCTGTCTACGAGAATATAACAGCCGATTTGCTTGATAGTCAAAATCGCGGTTCTGACACAAAATATCTCTGCAAAGTTGAAATGTATTCAAACGATGAATTCCTGACCAATTTGTATGATATACCAAGTAGAGTATTGGAGAACAATTTTGTAATAATTCAAGGCCGCGATCAAGGTAGGCAAGCTCCCTTATCCTCTCTGATCAACATTTCCATAGTGACCGCTCCGGAACTACCCGAGCAGCCTAATACACTCAATCAAACAGTAATCGAGCTTAAGGCAGTTGATCAAAGCGAATTTAATAATTTTGAAAAATACTTTGCATCCTCGATATATATCACGCAACCCTCAGGATCAATAGACTCCAGTTATCTAAGAACCACATTCAATAGAGCAGATGTTGAACTAGAAACTGCCGGTCGAACCCAAGAAAACATAAATCAAAACATAAATCAAAATATAAATCTCGGATATTAAAAGATGGGCAAAAAAGTTGTAATCGCAAATTCAGAAATTCTAACCAGTGAAAATACTGAGGTTGAAGATCAGTTCTATAGGGAGTTGGGATCTTGGAGATATAGGGGAAACTCAGTATTTTATAAGAGAAAGAAAAACATACCTTTTAAAATGGTCGTAGATTCCGTTGAGCAGATGAGCGCATCTAGCAACGACTCTATACTTGATTCCGGCTTTAGGGTCACTCTAAATATCCAGCCGGAAGACCAAGAAAAAACACAACAGATATTGGCTTCTACAATTGTACTTAATGAGAGGTATTACGATTTTTCTGCCGAAATGGTTTTGCCCGACAGCCGGCCTGATGTAAAGAGAGAAAATAGGCAAAACGTAATCGCAGCTAAGCCCACAGTTGGTGTGGAGTTGTTATACGTCAGAGAAAACAGAGAGTATGAAGATCTAATACAACCAGAAACTGATGAAAAATATCTAATCAATTATTACGAACCGGGTCTAAGAAACGTAAAAAACAAAAACAGTTATGTAAAAATGGCCAAAAATGTTCTCAACGAAGACGAAGAACAGAGGTTAGCTTTTAGCAATATCTTTATTCCTCCCGAGTCACTTCAAGAAGTAATAAACACAAACAGCCTATTAGATACTACAAGCCAGTATAGCTACGAGATAGAAGATTTGGATTACACTTCTGAGATTCCTTTTGCGGCAAAAATTAAAATAAAAGACACAAACGGAAACATAGATCAAAAGCAAGACTTCATAAAGCTTGGTAATAATTTTATGTTTTATGGTCAAAATTCTGATCCCGACCCTAAGGGGGACATAGCTTCTTTACTGATGCGTTGGCACCTCCAGAATAGCGAAGTATTTATTTCGCCAAAAACGTATGCTGTTTCAAACAGAAACCTAAGAGCGCGAGAACAACAGCTAAGCTCCTACCCTTTTCTAAATTGGCTTAATGACTTGGCTCCAGCAAGATTGGAAGGACTGCCGGACAATATACAGGCCCTCAAGTTTTATAACACTGATGCGCCTAGTTTAGACTTGGCCGTCAATAACTATAGTGATGCCGTAGACTTTGCTAAAACACTAACAAGATTTAGCAAGAAGTTTGTTGATGAATACTTGAATTCAAATAGCACAAAAAGAGTTGAAGATGTGTTTGCTGGATTGCCCGGTAACACCGAGATACTATATTACAAAATAGATAAGTTTGAAGGAAATACCACAACTGGTACGCCGCTGCAAACATTTGTAATTCCAAATACTAAAGAAGATATTGAATATTTAGATACACAAGTGTTTTATGGAAAAGAATACACTTATGCTATTAACTATGTTTTCGCGATACATGGTTGTGAATATGAGTATGAAAGCCTCTCAGGGCAGAAAAATGATGGCTCATACGACCTCGTTGTCAAGAGTTACCCTTCGATAAGAGTTGTAGAGATACCAGCTTTTGTAAATCGCGGAAACATCCTAGCCGCACCACCACTTCAACCAAGAGTGGACTTTTATCCTATTCGTAGACAAGACAATAAGATAAAAATGGTATTTTACTCTCGTTATGGAAACGAGTCAACAGTACCTGTCTCGCTTACGCAGGCAGACAGAGCAAGAAATGAAACGATATTGGATAACTCGTATCTAACTAATGTCAATAGCGAGGTTGAGCGTAGTAGCGTTTCAACTGTTACTTCTTTTGAGATATACACTTCCGCAAACAAACCATCAGAGCAGGGTGATTATAAATCCTTCTTTGCTAATAAACTAACGTCTGTAGATACTATTGCAGATTCTGATCCTAAGCTAATAGCAGATTCTGCGGCCATAGTTTTAGATCTTGAGGTAAATAAGAAATATTATCTCTGCTTTGTGGCTAGAAATAGATTAGACCTAGCGTCAAATCCTACAAAGATATTTGAGGTTATGTATATAAATCAAGACGGCGTTTCCAGAATACATTATGAAGAATACAATTTTGAGGGCGAAAAACAAACTCTAAGAGATACAAAAACCATGACTAAGCTGGTGAATATACGTCCAGCATACCCGCAAGTAGCAGTTAATTTTGAAAAATCTAAGCTAATCGACACGGATGGCGATCCTCTTCCTGCGAAGAACAAAAAAGTATTCTTAGGGCTTAGAGAAGATAGTATGTTTGGCTTTCCGGGCGAAGGCAAAAAGTTCAAGTTTAGGTTCAGGTCAAGAAAAACAAATAAAATATTTGACATTAACCTTTCATGTGTTAATACAGAAGTATATAACGATTTTAGTCAGCAAAGTGATAGTATTTCTTTGTCGGAAGAGGAAGAGCCAATTGAGGAACCAAGCCAGCAGACTGTTCCTTCGAGTAACGGCTCTACAAACTTATTAGTAGACGTAAGCAGCTTTAGAAACTATAATATCCTAGAAGATCAAAACTTAACTTCAAGAATTAAAAAGGTTGTACCTATCGGGAAAGAAGTGGAAAAGAAGAGAAAAAATATTCTAGGACAACAATCTAGAAGATTGAATGATATTTTCCCTACTAATAACTAATTATAAAATGAAACAAGACGGTTTCTGGAGACAAAATGGCTTTTTTGGACAACTCAGGTGATATTATCCTCGACGCGGTGCTTACCGATACTGGTAGAATGCGCTTAGCTAAGGGTGATGGCTCCTTCAAGATTGTAAAGTTTGCACTTGGTGACGATGAGATTAATTATACTCGGTTTGACCTTAACCATCCGAGTGGTTCTGCTTACGCTGACCTTGAGCTACTTCAGACTCCTGTATTGGAATCTTTCACGAATAATACGTCACTAATGAATTCTAGGCTAGTCACAGTGCCGAGAAACGATCTGCTTTACCTACCAGTGGTTAAACTGAACGAGAATTTTGCTGGTACAGCCAGAAATACTGAGATCAATCAGTTCGCAATTGCTGTTAACGATGCAACTGTAACAACATTTGAAACTGTAGCCGGCGTAATCGACGGCACAGGCGCAGGCAATATTGATAATAATATTCGTCTCGACCAAGGCTTGGACACAACCGCTATTTCACCAAGCCGTGCTCTAGATCCCCTATTGGTCGAAACCCAGTATATTCTAGAGATCGACAATCGTCTTGGCTCTATCGTTTCAATCCCAGAGAATGGTAATATTGCTGCCCCATTGTCTTTCATTGATGATGATCAAATCGCATCTTACATTCTTTCTCTTGACGCAGACCCTGATTTTGTTGATAGCATCACTAACACTACAACTGGTGGTAATCAAGCAATCGCTGGTCCACGAGGCACACGCCTGCGCTTCTCCATTCAGGCAAGCCTTGAATTGAATTCAAGCACTTTCCTGTTTAGTCAGTTAGGCTCGCAGGGAACTTTGAGTAGTAACAATGTTGACTTCATTGACACAACAGTTCGCGTAACAGGTGGAACAACCGGCTACAGAGTTGATGTTCCTATTAGATTCATTAGAAATCGCTGATAACAAAAGGTATTAAACAATGGCAAACACTTTTAAACTAATTCGTAATACTGACGTAGCGTCTGCAAAGACACAGTTGCACGAAGCAATTCCAATTACTGGTTCTGTTGTTTCTGGAACATATTCCGATAATAACATCAAGACTTATGCTCATGGAATGTTTGAGTCTGTTTATGACTATCCTTTCCTTTCGTCTTCAGCAAACCATATTTTTGATCTATCAATTGGTGCCAACCCAGTTCTTTTGGATACTTTAGGCTTGACGCTTACTTCACAGAATCAGAAGAAAAGAAACATTTATCAAGAATTTGCACAGGTTCTTGTTGGCTATGATGTTACCGGCTCTATTCGTGAGATTGACGTTGATGGTGTTCTGGGAACTGGTAACACAATGGATTCTATTGTAGCGATTCCGTTTTCTAGATTGCTCACAAAGGACGAGATCAAAAAAGAATCTTTCTCTTTGATACTTGGTGCTTCTTCGACCTATGCAAGCCCAATGGGCTCAAGAATTAAGATCTTTGACTCCGGAGCCCTCGGCAGCTACAAGATCAATTCACCAGCCGGAGAGTATGGCCTGCTTTACGCCGAGAACTCTTTAGGCAGCCCAATTAGCGGAACAGCCCGCCAAGCAGGTGGTGCCAGCGCACAACCAGTTGGATTGCTATACTATCAAGCAGGCGTCGCCATTCTAAATCTTAAGACAGTATTTTCTGCGTCTGAAACCGCACTTAATGGTATGCTTTCTGAGTCTGCTGTTTATAATCTCGGAGGAAATGACGCACCCGCTGCTCTGTTCACAGACAACATAGATACAATGGCAGATAACTTCCGACGAAGAATTTACGATATTTCTTTCAACAATACTGTTGAACTAAACTCTACCATCTACTTCTGTCGTGCAGACCATAACGAGTTCAACTATTCTGCAAACCCAACGTACCTTTCAGCTTCAGAGATTCGCGTAAAGAATAACTCAACTGATACTCCAGTATCTTACTTTACAACTGTTGGGCTTTACTCTCCTGATAACGAGCTTCTTGCAGTTGCTAAGCTTTCTGAACCACTTCGTAAGGACCCGACACAGAACTATACAATTCGCGTAAGACTGGATTACTGATGCTATGTCGATTTTTCAATTCGACAAAGAAGACAGGCTCTTCAACACAGTAAAAACATATCCAGACAACGAATTCTTTATTTATAGTGCCAGCGTTTATTACCAAAACCAGAATGCAATTCCGGGTACGCATGTAGCTAATTTATACGGTATACCAACTGGTCATATATCACTTTACCAGATAAATGTGGACAGAGCTAACGCTGACACGGGTCTAATTATAGGCCCTAGCTCTTCTTTGCTTGACGGTGGTACAAACGTAAAGAATTTTGGTATTGTCTATCCTTATGTCGTAAAAGGGCAAGAATCACTTCTTACTGATCCTATTTTCAAGGGCATAACATCTGATACCTATAAGAAGACACAACCCGGTGTTATCCTAACGGGCTCCTATAATATTTCGGCCTCTATTGCTCGCGAAGAGTTTGCTGCAAATCATTTGACCACGCTTGAAAATAACAATGCAACCATTATAGAGAGCAACAGAGACAGGGCAGTTTCTGATTTTCAGAACGCACAGACTATTCGTCCGCTTCTCTCTGCTTCAGCGCTCAAAGCATTAGAAGCGACACTAGATTATAACTCTATTCGTAGTCCTCATTTCTTCTATTCCGCATCTATAAAAGATGGTCCTAACAGAAGTTTCGACGTTGTGCGTTCCACGCTTATTTCGATACCATCTATTTTTTATGGTTCCGAAATAAAGCCCGGTTCTGTAAAGCTTGACTACTACATTACTGGAACCTACATTGGAAGTCTTGTTGATAAGAAACATAACGGTGAACTTATTCAGGTAAGCAGCAGTTTTGCTTCTGCTCAGAACGACACTGTGGCGGGTATTGTTCTTTATCGTGAAGGATTTTTAATTCTGAGCGGAGCATATGATCTGGGCACTGGCGTTGCATCACAGCAAGCAGTTAGCGACGGTACGAGTAATCCTAAGTGGATTCATTGGGGCAACAGCATAACAACACCTCAAGACCCAGTTGGAAGTTACCGACTAACATTCCAAGGAACAAAATATACACACACAAACACGTATTTTGCTTCTATGAGAAAAGGCGAACTTAACTGGTCAAACAATCCGACATTCTTGGAGCCCTCCACAGCCGAAGGATTAGGATTTACAACAGGATCTACATTTGCATTTGAATCAGAACGTGTTATTAATAATGTAGTGAGTTCTTCTTTCGCAAATGTTTCGGCATCGTTCAAGAA